ACTTGTGAGTTGTATATTGTGGTTTTAAGTTAATTAGAATATTTGTTAGTGTTGGAACATATGTAGTAGTATTATTAACAACTACTGGTACATAATCTACATTGTCCGGAAGTTGCATACTCCAGTTAGTTACAACTACCGGAACTTTATTGAATCCGTGGTCGCCTAAATATTCAAATAATAATACTGGTGGTGGCGTCCCTGCTGTTCCTTTAGCAACAGCATCGTCACCAAAATATGATTTAGTGCAAATTTTTAAGAATGACATGATAGCTAAAAGATAGCGTGCTTCATAAATGTCGTTGGCACTAAAATCTGCTGTGATAGGAATTTCAGGTGGCCTACTAGAAATGTATGTATTGATAGGATAATTCATACCCTGCATCAATGCTTCGTTATATTCAGCACTACCACTTAAAAAGATAGTAGGTGTATATTGCCAAACGATGCCGTTAGATTCTTGTAAAGGTCTTAGTAAATGGTCGCCTCCGTCTAATTCGCCATAAAATTTCTTTACGCCGCCACTCTTTGGACGTAGCCTTGCTCTCCAGTCAAAAGAATTTGATAGAATACCGGTTTCGTCTCGAATGTTATTTACTTGTATTGTTGCTGCTTGTTCAGATGCTTTTACAACAGTGCTATCTACTAATTCATTAAATCGTTCTCTGAACACGCTCTCGCCGAAATCAGGAGTTCCGCCACCGAAGCCGGGCAAAATTCCATCCAGCAGTTGTCCGGCGGCTCCTCTTAGGATCGGATTTCTAATCCTTCCTACAGCGCCGCCCGCAATGTTATTTACTCTCGAAACTAACGCTCTTTGTGCTGCTGGTAAAAATGGCATAACGTTCTCCTATTACTTGCAATATTTATCACTAGCATTAAAGCATGTTTTAATTTTTTCAATATTCTGGACGATTTACCATTGACAAAGATAAGTTATAGTATATAATAGTGGCAATACTATAGGAGCCAGTATGACAGTGACTAAAAAGGTTAACTACCTAAACAATAAAGATATCCTAAAAGAGATTCATAAAAGTAAAATGACCTATTGTTATCTCGAAGATGACAAGTATGATATGTACGATATCATTGTAGAAGATGTTAACAAAATCAATAAAAACACGCTGACACAGGCTAAAGAAAATCGTGCTTCTCGTATCCAAAGTGAAGGCTACGCAGAAGCAATGTTAGGACATGATTCGAAAGATTACAGAAACAAGCCTAAGCAAAAAGACTTTGCTGTAGATCCTGATTCAATTGACGACGGTGATATTGTGTTTCGTGTTATGACTTATGAGCATATTCCTGAAGAGGAAGGTCGCAAAAAGAATCCAAAAAACGAAGCTGAAGAAAAGAGTCGTGTAAACTTTCCGCCTTACAAACATTACGCATACCAAAACGGTGAGCTTAAAGAAGTTGCCCGCAGTCACTGGCGTGGTAGTTTGAGTAACGGTGAATTCTGTGTTGACCATGGTAAGATCACAAACAAATTAGGCACTATGTTCCTCAAGCTGGTTGAGCGTTACAGCCATCGTAGCAATTGGCGTGGTTATACTTATGTAGATGAAATGCGAGGGCAAGCACTAGTACAGCTAAGTCAAGTTGGTCTACAGTTTAACGAAGCAAAAAGTGATAACCCATTTGCTTATTACACTGCCGCAGTAAATAATAGCTTTACCCGAGTGTTAAACTTAGAAAAACGCAATCAAGTTATTCGTGACGATATTCTTATTGAACACGGACATTTACCAAGTTTTGGTCGCCAGATGGCACACGAAGAAGAAATTAGAGCTCTACGAGAAAGTGCAGAATCAGAAAAGCCTGCATATGAGGAGTACGACGAGCGATGAGCCAGCTGTTTAAAACAGCGGCTTGCTTCACTGACATTCATTACGGTTTAAAGCAAAATAGCCGCATCCATCTAGACGACTGTCACCGATTTGTAGACTGGTTTATTGCAGAAGCAAAAGCTCGCGGTGCAGAGACCTGTATATTCTTAGGTGATTGGAGTCACCATCGTGCCAGCGTAAACGTTGCCACAATGAACGCCAGCATTAAGGATCTTAAAAAGTTAAACGACAACTTTGAAAAGGTCTACTTTATCACAGGTAATCACGACTTATACTACAAAGATAAGCGTGAACTTAACAGTATTGAATATGCACGTGACTTGCCCAACTTTGTAATGGTTGACGAACATTTTGTACAGGATGACGTTGCTATTATTCCGTGGCTAGTAGCTGACGAATGGAAACAAGTACAAAAGATGAAAGTCAAGTATTTGTTCGGTCACTTAGAGTTGCCCTATTTCAAAATGAACGCTATGGTTGAGATGCCGGATCACGGTGGACTCAAAGCAGAACACCTAAGTGGTCCAGAATATGTATTCAGCGGACACTTCCACAAGCGTCAGTACAAAAATAACATTCACTATATTGGTAATGCGTTCCCACACAATTATGCAGACGTTGACGATAATGAACGTGGTGCTATGTTCCTTACTTGGGGCGAAGAACCAGTATACGTTAACTGGGATGACTGTCCAAAGTTTAAGGTAGTTACACTAACTGAACTTATTGACAATCATGCGAATTTACTTGACAAATACACCCATGCTCGTGTAAAATTAAACATTAGTATTAGTTACGAAGAAGCCAATTTCATTAAAGAGAAGTTTGCGGAACAGTACGGTGTTAGAGAACTACAGTTAATTCCTGTTAAAGACGAAGAACAGGAATTTGAAGGTGGCGAAATTAAGTTTGAAAGTGTTGATCAGATTGTTATCCAACAATTACAAACTATCGAATCTAATGCTGTTAATACACAAAAGTTAATTGATATCTATCACGGGTTAGAAGTTTAATGCTTAAAATTAAAAATGTAACTGCCAAGAACTTTATGAGTATTGGCGCACAAACACAGGCTGTTAATTTTGATAACTGCAACCTTACGCTTGTACTAGGACACAATCTAGACATGGGCGGTGACGGAAGCAGAAATGGTACTGGTAAGACTACTATCATTAATGCACTCAGCTACGCTCTTTACGGCGAAGCATTGACCAATATCCGTAAGGATAACTTAATCAATAAAACTAACGGCAAAAATATGTTTGTTAGTGTTGATTTTGAAATTAATGGCAAAGACTATAGAATTGAGCGTGGGCGCAAGCCTAATGTACTGCGTCTTATTGTAGACGGCAACGACACCGGCGATGCTGATAATGAAGACGATGATGCTCAGGGCGACAGCAGAGAAACGCAAAAGGCTATCGAAAAGATTGTGGGCTTTCCGCATGAAATGTTCAAACACATTATTGCATTGAATACTTATACCGAGCCTTTCTTGGCTATGAAATCAAATGACCAGCGCAATATGATTGAACAATTGTTAGGCATCACTGAACTAAGTCAAAAAGCAGATATCCTTAAAGAATTGCTTAAAAATACAAGAGATAATATTAAGGAAGAAGAAATACGCATTGCCGCAGTTAAGTCTAGTAACGAACGTATTGAAAAGAACATTAATGAAATTGAGTTACGCAGCAGGGCTTGGGAAAAGACCAAAAATGATAAACTTGCTGACATGGCTACTACAATTGATACCCTTAGCGAAATCGCTATTGAGCAGGAAATTGCTAATCACAAACACAATCAAACTGTAAAAGAATTAAAAGATGCAAGGTCTGTGCTAGAAAAAGAAAAAGATCGTGCTGACACTAGTTTCAATCGCAGTGTTAAGAAACTAGAAGAGCTCAAAACTAACTTGCAAAAGGCACACGAAGGGGTATGCCCTGCTTGCGGGCAAGGTACTGCACATCTTACTACTCATGAAGAATATACAGCAGAGCTAGTAGAAAAGATTGCTGAAGAACAAAAGTACCACGACGATCTAGAAGTGCGCCTCGGTGAACTTACAACTGCACTAAATGAATATAAAGATATTGCAGACGAGAACGATACATTCTATAATGATCTTGAAAGTGCGCTAGAGCATAAGCATAACTTAGATACTCTAGCATTACAGTATGCAGAAAAGCAAGAAGAAAATAACCCGTACATTGAACAAATTGACCAGTTGCGTAAAACTGGATTAGAAGAAATAACATGGGATTATATTAACGAGCTTACTGATCTTAAAGAGCACCAAGAGTTCTTACACAAGCTACTAACCAGCAAAGATAGTTTCATCCGTAAGCGTATTATTGATCAGAACATCAGCTATCTAAATCACCGTCTTGCATATTACTTAGATAAGATTGGTTTGCCGCATGACGTTAAGTTTAATAGTGACCTTTCAGTAGAGATTACAGAGTATGGACGTGACCTAGACTTTGACAACTTGAGTAGAGGAGAGCGTAATAGACTTATCCTCAGCCTAAGTTGGGCATTCCGCGACATTTACGAAAGCCTCAATCAGCCAATGAACTTGATGTGTATTGACGAGCTTATTGACAGTGGTATGGATACAATGGGTGTTGAAAACAGTCTTGCTATCCTTAAGAAAATGAATCGTGAACAGCGTAAGAACATTTTCTTAATCAGTCACAAAGAAGAACTAGTTGGTCGGGTTAACAATGTACTAACAGTTATCAAGGAAGGTGGCTTTACAAGCTACAACACTGATACTGAATATGTTAACTAGTTCAAAATAGCTTTAGTTTGATATCATGCTCTTTTAAATAAGTGCATGAATTGGACATATAATGGAACAATTGTAGACGAATTACCTGAAGGTACGGAAGCGTTTGTTTATTTGATTACTAACCTTACTAACAATAGAAAATATGTTGGTAAAAAGTTAGCCCGATTCAAAAAAACACGCCCCCCACTAAAAGGTAAAAAGAACAAAAGACGCAGCTCAGTAGAAAGTGACTGGCGCGACTATTGGGGCAGTAACGATCATTTAAAGGACGATGTTGTGCGTTTGGGCGCAGAACACTTTACTAGAGAGATACTGTATTTTTGCCCCAGCAGAGGCGTAGCTAGTTACTTAGAAGCCAGAGAGCAGTTTGAGCGTAAGGTTTTGGAAACAGATGAGTACTATAATGGCATTATTAATGTTAGAGTAGGCGGTTCACAAATCCTGCGTGAAGCACTAAAAAAACTATAATTACATACACAACACACATGGCAACACACGGCAGTTTTACACACAAATCTGGCACACATCGAGCATAGCTCAATCTCCTACTAAGGCATATACATAGGCACTGCACCGCCCCACCGAGGACTATATCGGTTTCCTTGAGGCTCCGTTTCGCTACGGCGTCAGATTCTGGAATGCAGTCGGCAAGATGCAAACAACGTTATGGCATTGAAAGAATGTGGGCACTGAGAAAAAGCAACCCACTGGTCGATATAATCAAACTCCACTAGATTATATTGGCTTCCGAGCGAATACAAGTGACGGTAGTGTATGGGGAGAGAAGGCGCTCTGCTTCCTAATAAGCACCCGGGTTGGAGATGGCGAAGCTCATCGTGATGACGCTTTCTTTTTTGTTCACCCTGCAAAGGGTGAACTATGACTCCACTATCGTGATAACTTCTTAATTAATAAATCAACTAAAAAAATATCTTACAAGTGAATGAGTGTAGTGAAACGAAACGAATGAAAGCAGTAAGATAAGACACGAAGTGTCTACTAATGTGAAACCGAATGATTACATCCAATCAGTAGGTTGTTGTCCTGATTTAAGTTTATTGTAGTCATTAAGGACTTTAACGGCCATTTCTCTTTCAGAATGACTCATGAGCCATACTTCATGCCATGAAAATGACCCGCCACTATAAATGACGAGTTCTGTTAGGTTTTTCTGAAGTTCGGCGGCTCCCTGTTTCAGTGAGCCCAAGTACGCTACAATTTCCTCGGGCTCAGCTGATGTTAGGAAGCTGTGAAAAAATTTACTGGGTCAAAGCCTACCTCCTGCTCGAATGGTCCGTGCTCATCACATTCTAACTGGACTTTCTTATTGACACCAATTTTGCTGATCTTTTCAATAGTCTTTTCGATTTCTTTACCAATAGTAGTTTCGCAATTTTCTAGGAACTCACGAATTTGATCAGTATCAATTACTGTAAATTCATTACCTTCTGGATCTACACCTCGAATACTAGCAACCGAGTCAACTGTAAGATCAAAGTTAACTTTAGCCATGCGTACAAAGCTACTGTTAAATGCTTTAAGCTGTTCTAGTTCATCTTCGATATTAGCTAGGCTTTGTAGACTACGAGTGCTTTGGAAATTAGCAATACCTGCTTTAATGGTACTGTCATAGCTAAATGGCTTAACTTCAATAATTAATCCGCTAGCAGTTTCAAAAGAATACGATTCTTCAAGTGTATTCATTGTTTCGAGTGCGCCTTCAACACTAGCAATGCCAGAGCATTCTGCGGCACATATAGGACACTTGCCTTTTACTTCAATGTCATCACCGTAGGTAGCGCCTTGAATAGCAACTAATAATGTATCGATGTCACTGCTCAACATCTTTCTTGGTTTTTGCACAGCAGGTACACAGCTCTTAATAATCTGTGTAACTGCTTCGCCGTTTAGTAGTGCGTCAGGGTTTTTGAGAATTGCTTCGTCTTTAGCAGTAAGAGCATATACTGCAACTTCGCGACTCTCACCTAGTTCAACTACATCGTCAGTATAAAAGCGTCCACCGCTAGGTAGCTTGGTGTACAACTTAGGTGCTCTAAAATAACCACTTAGTGGATTATTTGTTTTAGCCATATTAAAACTCCTGTTAATTGAGTAGATAAATATATGAGTGATAGATATCCGCTGTACGATATTTATCTCCATAAAAACTGTATATAATGGATTTTTTGAATGGCCGCTGATAAGCACACTATTAAGATAGTTGACAAAGACGGAAATCAGTCTGAAGTTACTCTGCCCGGCTTTGCGCTGGACATGACTCAGGAAAGACTGATAAAGAGTGTGCAAGCTCTTGGCAAAATGAATCCTAAAACAGCTAAAGCATACGAAGACTTAATCGACGCTACTAGGGAAACAGTTACTTCAAATAAAAAAACTTCAACACAGCAAAAGAAGGATGCTAAAGCATTACAAGACGCTGTAGAAAATGCCAGCGACAAACAAGTATCTGCACTAAGACAATTCCAAACAAACTTTGCTGACCGTGTGGGCAAAGACATGCGTGATACTTTTGTTACTGGCGGTAATATTTTAACCGCTGCAATTAAAACTGCCACAGTAGGTCTAGCCGCCGGTGCCGGTCTGTTATATAAAACATTTATGGATACCAGTGACGCATTTAGACAACTAGCACAAGCTGGTTTAGGTGGTGCAGGTGCTAGCGGTACAGAAGCTCAAGATGCTGTTAAAAGTTTAACACTATTAGGCATGAGTGCAAGTGAAGCAGCTAGCCTGCTTACCAGTTTTGGCCAAGCTAGTACTATGTTAGGCAAAGCAAATTTTTCAAAATTTGTTTCAGGTGTAGCTAGTGCAGGTTCATTTGCAGCAGACCTAGGTTTAACACTAGAAGAAGCTGCCGAGTATGCGGCAGAAGAAATTGACATAAGACAGCGTGCTCTTATGGGTAGAGTGATGCTAGACGGACAACAGAGTCAGTCTGTGATGGATGCTATTCGTCAAACCCAATTGCTTGCTGGTATTATGGGCAAGTCAATGAAAGACATCAATCAAGACAAGAAAGAATTTGTTGACAACAACGCTAATATTGCCAGCGTCTTAAATCAAATGCCTGAAAAGTATAGAGCAGGCTTTATAGAGCAGATGTCGACATTTGGCGGTGCTTCTAAACAGCTAGGCGATAATGCGGGTAAACTATTGCAAAGCATTGTTAATGCGGCAATGCTTCAAACCCCAATCCAAGATGCTAACCTACAACAGCTAGCAAGTATTGGTACCGGTGGTTCAGAACTTATTAGATTAGCAGAAGACTTAAACAAAGTATTATACAGTACAAATCAATTTACTGCTGAACAACAGCAAGCAGTAATTAGACGTTTTAGTCAGATAATCAGCACATTCAACGCAGAAGAACAGCAAATTTTAAGTACACTATATGGCAGTGGCAATGCGGCAGCAGAACTGTTTATTAACTCTAGTGTAGATATATCAAAGTTTAGTAAAAGTGTTCTAGCTTCATACAATAAAACTACTAAAGCATTAGACCCGATGGTAACAACAGCCGCTCAAGTGCAAAATGCGCTTAGTTTAGTAAGTGGTGCGTTTGAAACTTTTAAAATTCAAATATTGGGTGGATTAGCTAATCCTATTACAGCGTTTACAAAAGCCTTTACTACTACAAGAGCTTTAACTAAACAAGAAATTGATGAAAAAATTACAGCAATTAATCAAAACAAAGAGTTAACTGCTGATGAAAAGAAAGCCAAAATTGCTCAGTTAGCAAAAGCATCAGCTATTGCTGATAAAGCACTAGACGCTGATCAGCGTGGTATAACAATTATTGAAGCATTCCAGCGAGGCTTAACTGGTATTGCAGATACATTTGTTAAAGTATTTTTTGGCGGAAAAGGTATTAATGCTGGCGCAGCCGAATTTAGTAGAATTTTACAAGAACAACTTATTCCATGGGTAGATGAAACTGCTCAAAGTATCAAAACATATTTAGAAGAGCTAGGCGGTCGCGAAGGCGGCGAAACATTTGTCGGAAAACTTAAATTAATGGCCACTGATTTAGTAACAGGTGCTATTAAACTAATATTATCTGCAACTAAAGCCGCTATAGTTGAACTATGGCAATCTCCTGAAATTAAAGGAGCAATAATTGACGGCATTGCATTATTATTCGGTGCAGCATTAGTTAAAAGTGCATTAGCCTCTGCGGTGTCGGGATTGTTTAAATGGGTAGCAAGAGGAACGGTAGCTTCGGCAGCAACAACGGCAGCAACAGGTGCCGGAACAGCAGGTGCAGGCGGTTTACTAGCAGCTACCACTGGAGCATTTGCTGCCTCGAGGGCAGCAGGTAGTGGAAGGCTTGCTGCCGGCGCCCAAGCACTAAAAGCAATCCCAGGTTCAGGTCTAGCAGGAAGAGCACTTACCGGAGCAAGCGGCATTGGCGCCGGATTAATGGTCGGTAAAGATGCATTTGATGTGGGTAGAAGTTTAGCCACAGGAGACAAAGTTAAAGGTGAAGATGTTGGCGGTATAGTAGGCGGTGTAGTAGGTGGCGCGATTGGTTTATTAGGTGGCCCTGTTGGGGTAGCTATTGGTGCTAGTTTAGGTAACATGGCTGGTAATTGGATAGGTAGCTTCTTTGACGATGATGAAGCTAAAGCAGGCGGCGCTGAAGTAGCTAAGGCAACAAAAGAACAATTATTACAACAAGAAGGCCTAGCTGCAATGGCTATGGATCCAGTGCATATTAAAGCAGTGGGTACAGCACTAAAAGATTTTAACAATGTATCAGTTGACAAAATATCAGCAGGGTTAGAAACATTTAATCCTAAGTTACAACAGATGTTCGAAGTTATACAATCAGTTAAAGCAGCATTTGTTGATGTTGTTAACAAACGATTAGAACATTTGTTAAACAACATTACAGGATTAAATTTAGAAGGGTTGAAATTACCTGTAACTATAGATTACCTAAATAAATTAGCCTCAACTATTACTGCAATGCCCATTGATACAATTCAAAAATTGGCAGTAGCAATGAGTTCACTAACTGTTGCTCTAAGAGATTTTACTAGCTTAACTACTAGTAATATATTCTCGAGAGGTATGGACTTCTTTACTCAAAAGCAGGATGACACTGCAAAGATTGCTAAATCAATTAACGACTTTGCTGATGACATTGATTCAGAAAAAGTATTAAAAGCGGCAGAAGCTATCCTAGCATTTAATGCTGGTGTAGCAGGCTATGCCGCAGTTCCAAATGAACCAAAACGATCATCTGCCGCAGGTGATAAAGCCGCTGCTGATCAAGTTAACTCAACTGCTAAAGTAGGATACAATAATCCATATGAAAAATTAAGAGCAATTGAAGCCGAGTTAGTACAGCTCAATGAAAAATTCAGTGAAGGCGGTGCAGTTACAAAAGCATTGAAAGGCATTAAAACTAATACTGCTAAACCTGATGACCTTAAAACACCTTAAAACAGGGCAATAATTAGCACTCAGAATAATTTTTATAGCAGCAATAATCTTATAAGTAATAGATAAATAGTCTAAGTTACTTAATAAGAGAGCATTATGAGCTGGAGAAAACACTTTACCCCCGTTGACAACAGTGGATTACCACTTAATGTGCAACCTAAAGCAGGTGGCGGTCATTACGGGCTGAGTACAACAAGTAGATACAGCAGTTGGTTACCAGAAGTATATGCTGGTTCGCCTAACCGTCTTATGCGCTATATCCAATACGATCAGATGGATCAGGATTTGGAAATTAATGCCGCACTTGATACAATTGCTGAGTTTGGTACTCAAGAAGATGAAAGCACAGGTTTGCCACTGCAAATTGAATATGATGGCACACCTAGTGATACTGAACAAAAGATTCTATTAAAGACTCTTACACAATGGTGTAACCTAAATCAATTACATAAGCGTGCTTTCCGTATCTTTCGTAACAGCATTAAGTACGGTGACCAATTCTTTATCCGCGATCCAGAAACATTTGAATTGTACTGGGTTGATCCTGCTAACATTGAAAAAGTAATTGTAAATGAAAGCGAAGGCAAAAAGATTGAAGCATACTTTGTTAAGAACTTAGAACAGAATTTACAAGAATTAACTGCTACGAGTGCGGCAGCATTACATGCTCGTCCTTACGGCAGCGGCCAAGGGTTAACAGGTGTAATGAGTCCTGTGGCAACTACTACTAGCAACTACCTAACAGGTGCTATCAGCGGTAGTGATCAAGGATCACCCATCGAAGCAAAGCATGTTGTACATATTAGTTTAACAGAAGGTATGGACAGTGCTTGGCCATTCGGCGTAAGTATCTTAGAGCCAATCTTTAAAGTATTCAAGCAAAAAGAACTGCTAGAAGATAGTATTATTATCTATCGTGTACACCGTGCTCCAGAACGCCGTGTGTTCTTTATTGACGTAGGTAACATGCCTCCACACCGTGCTAGACAGTACCTAGAACAAGTTAAGTACGAAGTACAACAAAAGCGTGTACCTAATAAGAGTGGTAGCGGATCAGGCGTAACAGACGCTGCATACAACCCAATGAGTATGCTAGAAGACTACTTCTTTGCTCAAACCGCAGACGGTCGTGGTTCAAAAGTTGATACATTACCAGGCGGTGAAAACCTAGGACAGATTGACGATTTACGCTACTTTAACAACAAACTACTACGTGGTTTACGTATTCCAGCAAGCTACTTGCCAACAGGACCAGATGATGGTAGTGCAATGTACAATGATGGTAAAGTGGGTATTGCGTATATTCAAGAATATCGCTTTGCTCGTTATGTAGAACGCCTACAAAAACAAGTAGAAGAAGATTTAGATCACGAATTTAAGATGTTCCTCAAGCATAGAGGAATTGAAATTGATCCTAGTGATTTTTGTATCAGATTTACTCCTCCAATGAACTTTAGCAGTTACAGAGAATTACAATTAGATGCAGAACGTGCAACTCTGTATAATCAAATACAAAATGTTCCACATCTTTCAAATCAGTTTAAACTTAAGAAGTATCTTGGTCTAACTGAAGACGAAATGAAAGAAAACGAAGCATTATGGCGTGCTGAAAATGCTTACGAAAAGTTTGTTGACGCTGAACAGCAGATTGGTCTTAAGAACATAGGTATACGAGCAGAACCAGAAGCCGCGGTAAATACTGATATGGAACCAAATTTGGATAACATTGAGCCATTAGAACCAGGTGCAGAAGACTTAGGCGCAGGCCCAGTTACCCCACCAGGCGGCCCAGTTACCCCACCAGGAGGAGCAGTTTAATGCGTTTAAACGAATTTTATAGTCCCGAAGATGATGCGTGGCAACGTCGTAATCCTGGGGATACTCGTAAACCAAAGCTAACACTCGAACAGCTTAACAAGTTGAGAAAAGTTCGCGAAATCAAACGTGCTGAAGAAATTGAGCACAATAAATTTGTACGAGTTATGTACGCTACACCAACACAAGATTCTGGGTTATAATACTTAAAGCAGTATAGAACAACATATACTACACTACTAAATATCCAGACTTACCACATTTTGACATAAAAAGAGTCAAAATTACACCATTTTAACATATAAAACTCCACATAACACTAAGTATTAATGTAAACAGATGCGACTTATCGTGTCTGTAACTTAATTGTAATTTTAGGAGGCCACAATGTCTGAATCACGTACTAAATTAGAACAGATTCTCGAACTCCTTTTAGCTGAAGACAATGCAAAAGCTGAAGAAATGCTACATGAGTATGTAGTTTCTAAAGCCCGCGCTGAATATGAGCGTGTACTTGACGAAAGCGAAGAAGAAGTAGAAGAAACAGTAGACAGCGAAGATGAAGAAGCTGTTGAAGAAACTATTGACCAAAGCAACGACTTTGAAGATGATATCCTTGCTGATGAAAGCGAAATTGCAGCCGACGAAGCTGGTTTCAATGAAGCTGACGACGAAGAAGAAGGCGAAGAAGAAGCTGGTGAAGTTGAAGGCGATGAAGACCTTGAAGATAAGGTTGACGACCTAGAAGCCGAACTAGAAGATCTACGTGCTGAATTCGAAAAGCTAATGGCTGGCGAAGAAGGCGAAGAGCACATGGACGATGCCGAAATGGCTGACATGGAAGCTGGCGACGAAGATATGATGGGCGACGAAGGCGAAGACGAGATGATGGACTCAGTAGAGTACGATCTCGACGAAGAAGCTGAAGAAGACAGCGAAGTTGTTGAAGAAGCTACAAAGCTACAAGACAAAGTTGCTGCTCCAAAAGCACCAGCTGCTGACGCTTCAAACGGCACATCACCAGTAGCCAAGCACAAGGCGGGTTGGGAAACCGGCGCACCTGTAAAAGCTAAAGATGGCGGCGAAGGTAACAAAGGCGCAACAAACGCAAAAGATCACACACCTACAAGCAACATTGGCATCAAGCCAGCCAAGGTAAACGTACCTAAGGCGTAATTGTAGGAGTAGCTAACAATGGCACGTAAACTTTACGAATATATGGCAGCAGACCACGCAGGTCTAAAGCTAATGGAGTCCGAAGATGGCAAAGACCTGTTTATGGCAGGGCTTTTCATCCAGGGTGACGTACAGAACCAAAACGGTCGTGTATATCCAAAAAACGAAATTCAACGTGCCGTTGAGAGCGTAAGAAATAGATTAAGCAAGGGCGAAACTGTGTTGGGCGAATTAGACCATCCAGAAGAGCTCCAAATCAATCTAGACCGTGTAAGTCATATCATTACTGATATGCACTGTGACGGTTCAAACGGTATGGGTAAATTAAAAATCATAGAAACACCAATGGGAAATATTGCGAGAGCTTTATTAAAGGCAGGAGCAAAACTGGGCGTTAGTAGTCGTGGCAGTGGTAATGTTAACGAAAGTGGTCGTGTGAGCGATTTTGACATTGTTACTGTAGACATTGTGGCCCAGCCCAGTGCGCCAGATGCATATCCAAAGACAATCTATGAAAGTTTATTCAACATGAGAGGCGGCGAAGCTATTCATAAAATAGCAGGCGCTGTCACACACGATAAAAGTGCAGAAAAGCATTTGATGAAAGCTATCACTGGCTTGATTCAAGAACTTAAACTAAGGTAAGTAGGAGACTACTATGGCAGTGACATTTAATGAACTACTTGAAGGTGCGGGGCTATCGGAAGAAGCTCGTTCAACCATTCAAGAAGCTTGGGAGTCACGCCTTACTGAAGCTAAGGAAGAACTAACAGCAGAACTTCGTGAAGAGTTTGCACAGCGTTACGAGCATGACAAAAATCAAATCGTAGAAGCTGTTGATAACTTTATCACATCAAAAGTTGAAGCTGAAGTTGCAGAACTAGCTGAAGATAAAAAGGCGCTCGCAGCAGAAAGAGTTAAGTATCGCAAAGCCGTAAGTGAACACGCTAAACTACTTGACAAATTTGTAACCTCAATGGTTGCAAAGGAAGTTAAGGAATTACGTGCAGACCGTAGTCGTGTAGCTGAACACGTAGCAAAGCTAGACAGCTTTGTTACAGAACAGTTAGCAGAAGAACTTAAAGAGTTCCACGAAGACAAGAAAGCACTTGTTGAGCAGAAGGTCAAAATGGTTCGTGAAGGCAAGCGTCAGCTTGTTGAAGCGAAGAAAGATTTCATTCGTAAGGCTGCTGACACAGTCGAGAAAACCATTAATAAGGTTATCAGCGAAGAAGTTAAATCATTCCGTGATGACATCACAGCGGCTCGCGAGAACGATTTTGGACGTAGAATTTTTGAAGCATTTGCAAGTGAATTTGGTGTAAGCCACTTAAACGAAGCAAAAGAAATCAAAAAGGTCCAGAAGAAGTTAGCTGATGTGGAAAAGAAACTTGCTGAAGCTGTAGATCAAATTGCAACCCGTGAGGAAGCAGTTAAGCTAACAGAAAGCAAATTACGCATTGCACAAGACAAGTATGCTCGTAAAGAGAAACTTGACGAGTTAATGCGCCCACTAGGCAAAGAGAAGAAAGAAATTATGTCTGATTTACTTGAAAGTGTTAAGACAGAGAAGCTAGAAGAAACCTTTAACAAGTATCTTCCCAGCGTACTCGATGGCGAAACACCAAGAGTTAAAAAGGCATTAACAGAATCAGTGACAAAAGAACACACTGGTAATAAAAAGGCAACTGTGAAAGCAGAAGCCGATGACAACGCGGATGTCGTTGAATTAGAACAAATCCGCAAACTAGCCGGACTTTCAAGATAATAGGAGTTTAGAAATGGCAAATTTATTTGAAAGCAACTGGTCAGCAACTAAGGAAGCACTATTAGAAGGCTTAAGCGGTAATCGCAAGGCTTCTTTAAACGTGGTCCTCGAAAATACTAAAAAATATTTGTCAGAGGCCGCTACAGCAGGTGCAACCGGTGCTGGTTCAGTAGCAACATTAAACAAGGTAATGTTACCTTTAATTCGTCGTGTAATGCCAAGCGTTATTGCGAACGAACTAGTTGGCGTTCAGCCAATGACTGGCCCAGTGGGTCAGATCCACACTCTTCGCGTTCGTTACGCTGAGACAGGTGGTGGTGCAACAGCTGGCGATGAGGCTCTAAGCCCATTCAAGCTAGCTTCAACTTATGCAGGTTCACCAGATGCTACAGCAGCAGCTGAAGGTACACCAGGTCGTAAGATGAGCATCCAGATCCTCAAGGAAACAGTAGAAGCTAAGACAAGACGTCTAAGCGCACGCTGGACATTTGAGGCTGCACAAGACGCAGAAGCAATGC